GTCCGTGTCATCGGTAATCGAATTGAACGTTGTCGTCATGCCGGCCGGCAGCGAGATCGGCGTTGATGCCAAGGGGTTCGTCGCGACCAGTGTCCCGCTGTCGGCGGTTTCGCAATCCGGCGGAACGGGATCAGTCCAGAATTCAATGACGCCAGCAGCACCGATCAACGAATTTAGTTCGGTGATGCAGTCGGTGAACATGTTGCCTTGAGCAACGACGGACAAAATCATATTGACCCCCTCAAAGTTGTTGACCAACTCCCGCAGGTTCGAAAACAAGATCAAGCACCGCTTCACCCGTTCCACTGTGTTCGACCGGCGGCAATCCATTCGTTGCCGATCCGAGTGGGGTGAACTCCAATTCAAGAACCGCATTCCCTTCGGCAGCGTGGTCAACTGGTGTAGGTCCGCCGATGACATCGCGGAGAATCCAATTCCCCTCCGCATCGCATTGCTGAAGGATGACAACAAGGTATTCGTTCGGAAAACCCATGTGCATCCGCTCTTTCCACCGGGCACGAAACCACCTGCCGGACGCAGGCGGACATTCCACGACCTGGAGGTTCCGCCAGTTGACAATGGATGCGAGTGGGAGCCGAAGATAGATAGGAGGTACCCATAATTCTTCATCTGACGGAGTGATATCCAGGAGACCCCTGGAGTAGACATAAAATTGACACGCTTGATCCTCAAAGTCCGGCAGCGACGTAAAGGGCACGTTGCTGCCGAACCAGAGGTCCGCGAGAACGTTGAAGTTTGGTGGGGAGTAAGTCGCCATAGGTGAAATCACTCAAAGGAAATTCCCGTATTCACCTTTGGAACGAATCCGCTCGCAGGATCAACGCTCGCATCGAGGAACGCACCGAATTGATCGACCAGGGCGGATGGATCGACAAGAGCTTGCTTCGGCAGCGAACGCAAGAAATCATTCCCCGCCCTCGCGATGTGCCGAGCACGCTTTTCAATTGGAGCCGTGCACACCACTTTGCCGCCGAACTCGACCACCCAAATACGACCTTGCCGCACGGCTTGAAAGAGTACCGCGTCAGGGACAATCGGCTCCGTCAAGTTTTGTGCGGCGCCCGCATTGTGAATAGCCGTCTCAACTCGCTGACGTTGCCGGTTGACTTCGCGAGAGGGCGGAGGGTTGACAGGTTCCGCCGGCGCGATCGCGCGATCTTGCTGGCGAGGCAGGGGGAAGCGAACCACTCCTGCCGACAGGGCGGCAAAGTATGCCGCCAAGGAATGAGCGTTCGTCGCGTCACCCTCGATTCCGAAAAGCCAACTGGTCAACGAGGTGCCCGGGCTGACGACGGCGTCCGTCGGCAAACCGACCGCCGTAGTTGTCCCATCATCGTTGATCTGGATTCCCCCTTGCGTGTGGGTGAAATTCGACATGCGAATGATCGCTGGGACGCCGAACAAAACCGCCAGCGTAGGCGTATCCTGGATTCGCGGCGGCATGAGCGGGATAGGATCGGCCGCAGTCATCCACCTTGCGATCGGTGACCGCGAAAGCGTGTCGCGTGTGACTGCTCCACCTGGACGAGGGGAGCCGAACGTCGCGACCTTGGATTTTTGAACGGCTTGGTTGTTGACGAGGTACTCTTTCAGGAGGGTTGCAATCGTTCCCCCCGCCGAGTACCCAACGAAATCCATCCACTCCGACGCGAAGACATGAGCAGCCGACAACTGTGTCAAGATGACATCGCGAGCTTGGGACGCCCACAGTTGCGTTTCGCCAACGAACTGCAGGAGCAACGGCGGAAGGTAGCCGTTGAAAAACGCTGTCGTCATCGGCAGCGTTCGCACGCCGTCGATGAACACGATTTGACGTTGGATTGTTCCGCCGACATACCATCCCGGCATCGTGTCCGTTTGCGGAAAAAATGACGACGCGAATGGACCAGTGAGGTACGTCTTTAGCAACGCGTCAATCTCTTGCTTCGGATTCATCACCCGAAGTTTTTGAAGACATGACACGTAGAACAACGCAAGGTCAACGTTGTTCGGAGCCTCGTCAAGCAACATAGGGAAAACTCCTAATGGGCGAAATTTGGGTTAGTAAACGCTCTTGACCTTGCGACGTAGCATGGAACCAACACGCTTGTTGACGAGGGCTTGAGCAGCGTCATTGACGACAACCGTTGTCGGATTAACGGTCAACTGAGAAATCGACCGAGACAGGATCGTATACTTCCACACGTTTCCAGTGGAATCGGTTAGTGCCGCCATCAACGCCGTGTTGATCGCGGCGAGACGTGTGAGGCATGCCGCATTCCAAATGTCCTCGTCGGGAGTGGTGATATCGCTTTCCGACAAAGGAGCGAAGTGTTTCGAGCCGCGATACTTCCGCCCTCGCAACGCCGTGCGAAACAGCAGGTAGGCCGAATCGATTGTTGAAAGACTGTCCCCTGTGATCGCACCAACGGCAGCACTGGTGAAAGACACGTTCGGATCGGTCGCGTCATTCAGCCAACGAATATCGTAGAGCGTTCCCGCCCAACGTTCGTTTAACGCGGCGGCAATCGGCACCACCGGACCAGCGACGAAAGCGTTTTTCAACGCAGTCTTGTCGGGATCGACAACGGTTGCCGTTCTCCGATAATGGAACACGAAATTCGTGTTCACCGATCCGGAGCCGCCAGCGGTTATCAAGCCCTTGAAAGAAATCTCCGCCGTCGTCACTTGATTGAGAGGGATAGGCATACGACGTTCCCCTTAAGCGTGTCTGGTCATGTGGAGCATGTTTGGAAGCAAGATCAAGCGTGACCAGACAGACGACGCCAGACCGCTTCGGAACTCGCGTCGATGGGGTATGCCGAATCGGGAGTGAGCAGAAAAAGTGAGAGCCAGCGTTCTAGCGGGAGATTGTTGGTTCCCCGGCACGCTGGCTCTACACCCCCATTCGACAACGGCATCTTAACCGCCACGGTTCTCAGAGTCAAGCCGACGTAGGCGAATTTCCTCAGACACGATTTTCACGACGGGACCGAACAACGAGAACCCCGAACGTGTCCCCTTGGGGAAGTAGGGAATTTTACTTGCAGCCGCATTCTCCAGGAGGGCAATTTCCTCGGGGGTCATTCTTAAATCCCAGCAGCGAACACACCACGGAATTTTATCCCTTCGGTGAATGCCCCAATGCCTCCCCGTCGTGTTGAGATATGATGCAATAACAAGAGAACGGTCTTCCTCAGGTTTTGCGGCGTACTTTGCCACATACTTTGCCACATCCCTTTGCCCATTTATCTTTCGCACGTCGGTTCGAAGGACTCCATCCACATGCAAGACATCCCGCCATAACTTGTTCACCACTTGGTAGGGAATATATCGTAATCCGAAAACAATGAGGTGAACATGGGGTGCCATCGTCCCCACGTGCTTGCCGCTTTTTCGAGAAACCCATTCCACTCGCCATACTGCACCCACTTCTTGGTTTAGGTAATTTTCCATATCTCGGAAAAATCTGCTACGATCTTGCGTTCGCGTTTGCATGGACCTGTCAACGTGTGAATCGGGATAGGTGAGCGTGATGAAAAGCGATGGACCAACTCCTTCCCAATACACCGTTGCCATGGTGCGGAGAAGACGCAGGCGAGCAGACGGAGAAAATCCGAGTATCGCTTTTCTTCTTCCAGGTTTGCGAGATGCCGGGATCGATGAGACATAGGTGACTTCCAGTAGGTCACCCTGTTTGACCACGACCGTACAAGAATTGTACCGAGCTTTGACGTATTCACGCTCTATGGCTGTAAGTGACATCGTGTCGCGAGAGCCATGGGTCAAATGGGGGTGACCGATAAGCCGTCTTATGTTTAATAAGATGCACCGAAGATGCCGTCTGTGTCAAGCCTTTTCTCATGATTTTTAGCCTTCCTTGGTTCGTTCCAGGAATCTTTTCAGGGCTTCCTTGTCGTCTTCCTTGTCCAAACTTTCGATGAAGCGGCACGTCAAACAAAGGACGTTCTCGGGGTGCGACTCGCCAACGATGACGATGACGTGTATGCCGCAACGTTCACAGTCGAATTCATGGGCAGGCATATCATTTCCCTCCGTTCAGAAAACTCCTAGCAGCTGTCAAACGAACACCCCGTCGAGCTGCAACGACACAATGTGCAGGGTATCGTGGAGAGCAAACAAGTTGTTGTCGAAATCAATTTCGCCAGTGCCGACGCCGCAAGAAAATTGCATGATGCAGGTTCCGCCACTGTCTTTCACGCGAGCATAGGTCACCACTCCCGCGGCCGTGTCCGTGTCATCGGTAATCGAATTGAACGTTGTCGTCATGCCGGCCGGCAGCGAGATCGGCGTTGATGCCAAGGGGTTCGTCGCGACCAGTGTCCCGCTGTCGGCGGTTTCGCAATCCGGC